CATCAAAATCTTCAGTTCCTAAGTTGAAAAGAAGCGGAGAAAGATTTGCTCCAAAATCGTAAAGCCCCACCCTTTCCCCATGATTGGTCAGCAGTAGATTCTTTAGGTTATCTCGAATGTTGTCAAGAGCAACGGTGTGCATATCAAACAGACCGTCGCCTGTTGAAAACTGGATTGGTGTTTTGATTCCAATAGGCGGTCTTCGAGTTGTTACCGCCCTCTGTTCTGCCGCTTCCTGGCTCGTCTGACCGACGGATTTGAAGCTATAAACTTTTCTGTTACCGGAAGGCACATCTCACCTCATCCATAAATATGCAGATCGTGGAGTGCTCAGCCTAAGACCATGGAATTGATGATCCACCTACAGAGGGCGTTGCCAATCCAGTAATGAACCAAGAGTAAATTAGAGCACCTATTGCTGATTTCGCAGATGCCGAATCTGGATATAGCGTCCCAGGTGGAAACACTATCTCAGAAAATGGCGTTGCTGGTGGAACTCCAACAAAAGCTGGTGCCATTCCTGCAGCAACTGTCGTAGCAAACGCTGCAAGTGCGGCGTCAAAAGATGTAGCAGCATCAGTTGAGGTTTGCAAAGTGGCAGTTAGCGACGTTTGAAGAATAGGCCTTGCATCTTCGACGGTTACTGAAACCTGCGTTAGCGTTAAAGCATAGTTGCCCAACGATGTTGCCCATTTTTCAGCTGCCTCCTCTGCGCTCGAAGGAGGGTCGTCAAAAAAACTTAAATCAGGTCCGGCTGGATTCAGTGGCATTATTTGACTCTTCCGACTTCGCTGAATGATGCATCGAAGCCTCGAGGAAACACCGGTGGTCCATCTGCAGCAACTGGAGGCCCTGTCGGACCGGCCGGGCTAGGGTGCGTGTGACCATCAAGCTTATCTACCAGGGCGTTTAGCTTTTCCTCGAGTGTCTCACCCTTGACAAGGTGATCAGCGCTAGAATCGTTTCCAATTAAGACCTGACTGTCGTCTGTGTCACCCGTTCCAATTGAAACTTTCGGGCCACTGATGAGAATAGAGCCATCTGGCTGAATTACAATAACAGCCTTATCTTCACCTTCTTCGCCTTCTTTAACAATCTTGATGCTTCCATTGATGTCGTTGTTGCCATCTTTTCTTGCGACGATCCTGATTTCGTCTGATTTGACAATCACGAACGGTGACTGCTCAACATCCGGAACCGCGGTACCGTCAATGTCAGGAAATTCAAGTCCGAGCTTTGCATCACCGTCAGTGTTCATGGAAACGTAAACTCGGCTGGAATCCCGGACAAAGTCAGGATCACCCTCTGTTGGATTCACGAAGAACTTGTCTGACTCGGTTTCGTCTCTAGCATTTTCAACTGACTTCGGTGAAGTATTCGAGGGATCCGAGCCCGGATCTGCAAGGAAACGCCCTCTGCCAGCGACAACATCGATGCTTCCTGCAAGCACTCTCTGTCTCTCTGAGTCAGTTTTTGATGCATTTGACGTTGCACTGTCACCCGGTGATTCATCAGCTCCCCAACCTCGGTCGTCGCCCATGAGGATCAGCGTATTGTTGGATCCCTGCAATGCGAGATCACCGGGGCGTCTCGTAAATCTCGGAACTGTCTCAGGAGTGAACGATAGACCGGATGCCGATTCACCAACGATTGTTTCGTAAGTGTCATCAATTCCGATTGTTCGGTTTGCCTGTGTTCCGTCTCCGTTCGGGAATGTCGGTTCGATGCCCTCTGCACCGGGAAGTATTTGCCGATCGAGGTGCGTGTAGTTAATATCATCGACAAAACCTGGGCCTGCAATTCTAGACATCCAGTAGAGGTATGGGCTACCCGGGTTATCGTTGTAGATCCAAACCTGTTCGCCGGGCTTAACTGGAAGCTGAACGTGCGGGGAGAAAAACGGAAAACAGAGTGAAGGACTCAGCGTTCCCTTTCCGGCTCCGTCTGTTACGATCTGAATCTTTAGTGTGTTTCTGGGGATCAAAACCCTTAGTTTCGAAACGTCGTCGACGTTAGGGTCGTATGCTGGAACGCTTGCGTTTCCTGACAGGATTCCAGGATTTGAAATCTCACCGAATAGATCCGATAGTTCTTCGTCTGTGAGATACGCAGGATCTGAAATGAGGTCAATGACGACAGCACGCAAAAATGGTGCTGAGCCGGAGGGCGGCCGCCTGCCGTTGTTCGTGGTTGCTTTTGATTGTGAGCTACCGATGTCTTGTGCGCGACCCACCTATCCCCCGTTGATAGCTGTAAACATGTCTTCAGCATCAATTTTAGATGCCTTGGTCTCTTCTCTTGCAATCAGTTCTGCTAGCTTCAAAATCTGCTCGTTTGACTTGCACATTCTCTCAAGATATTTTGTCATGATCGAACCTGCAGCAACGTGGTCCTGAGTTCCGCCATTCAAGTTTAAGTACAACTCGGTGTATAGAGTGCTAGCTGCTTCCCTATCGGAAATTGCATTTTCATAAATCTCTTTCCACAGAAGCTTCTTCTTGTCTTCGAGAGTGTCAATTCCGTCTAGAAGTTCTGAGAATGATTTGACTTTCTTTCCTAGCTTCTCTAATTTTTCAACTGCATTGGTTCTTGTTTTTGGCATACACTCTCCTAAAACATGTCGAACTCTTGACTATCTCTAATCGCGCCGTACTTAATTCGAATGGCACCGAGAGCTTTTGAAAGCTGCTTTCTATCCAGGCCACTGATCTCTCTGACGTAAACAAAGACAGCTCTCTTGTTAAGAAAGTCTAGAGTCTCCACGTTTTCAAACATTGTGATAATTGCATTGATGCAAGACAATTCATTCTCAACAGACGTTTGATCTTTGATTGCTTTCATCGCGTCGATAATCTGCTGTCTTGATTCAATCTTATCGAGTGCCTTGTCTGCAGAGGGAATCACCTGGTGATATGTGATTGCTTTCTTGTCTCTCGCGCTTAGGAGGTCGCGATTCTCGAAAGAGACGTGACGAGTAATTCGCTTCTGTCTCTTCTTGGAATTCATGATCAACCAGTTTTTTGCCACAACGTTGAAGTATGAGAACGCTTTCGTGCCCTTTTCTTTCTTCCACTTGTGAATTGTTTCGAACAGGAAAGAAACGCAATCAGACTGCATGTGCTTCGTGTTCTCGTATGGGTTGTGAAAACCGTATACGAAAATCAAGTTCTCTACTAACTTTTCGAAAGCATACTTGATTTGCTTGTTGTAAAGCTCCTCACGCTCTTTCTGGCATTCGCTATTCTGGTACTCGACAATTGCTGCCTGAGTATCCATCGTGAAATACATGTTTCTTTTGCCAGACCTGCGGCGGCGAATCTTCTTCTTAACCTTCTTCGTCAACTGCTTCCTCCACGCGGCCGACTGCTGCCGCAACCTCTAATATGGCGTCTCTGCTGGCCTTAATATCCTTTAGCACCTGTCGAACCTCACGGCTGTCATGAAACAGAGGTATTTGCAAAATTCGATCGATCGATGCATATCTTTCGTCAAGTATATCTAGTGAACTCTCTATCTGCTCGGTAACAAACAGGAGCTTTCTCGCAAAATAAATGCAGTAGTAAGTAGTGAAGACGCTGATAATCGACAGCAAAGCAATGGTCGGAATCATCCAGTACTCATGCATCATAAGAAACTCCCAATTGCTGCATCGTACTGCTTGCAAATACTTTCTTGCGAGAACTTGTCTCTCACATTTTTCCCAAGTTCTGTTGCCCATTGCTGTGGCTTTTCAGGCTTCTTTCTGAACTTTTGAACAATTGACTTAAAGCTTTCCTCGTCTGGTTCAGCCCAGCGAGCACCTTTCACAAAGATGTTCTGATCACATCGCTGATCTGGAATTTGTTGCAATTTGTAGTCGACCTTAAGCCAATTTTGCAGGTTAAGAAAATCAAGATGACCAGACCAGTTTGTTGCAATCACCGGTAGATCACATGCCGCAGCCTCGAGTAACGGAAGACCAAATCCTTCTCCCCTTGTTGCCGAAACGAGCGCTTTGACCGATTCTTCCTTGTAGAGTCCGGCAATTTCATCTGGGTCCATGTGACCATGCAGGAAATGGACTCGCGGGAACAATCCGGGTCGAATCTCTTTCAGAACATTTTGAAGCACGTTTCTTGTAACGCGCCGGTCGATCTTAGTTCCCTTTCCGCTGTTTGTTTTGATGATGATTCCAACATCCGGGTCGTCAGCAAATGCTTCACAAAGCCAGCGAAGTGTGAACATGACATTCTTCCTATCGTGATAAGGATTGTGGTCAGTTAGTTGACCGAGAACAAGGAAGTTGAACTTTGTATCCAAATTGAGTTTCGAAGGCTCTGCTGTTACGCACTCATCGATAAAAGACTCACCAACAACGTGTAGCGGAACGGTGATCTTTCCAGATGAGTTCAGAACATTTGCAGTGTGTTGGGATGGAACGACCACTGCTGTCATTCGATTACAACATTCAACCCACTGTGGATTGCAAACATCGGTTTCAACTGCTGCCGTAATCCCGATGTTAATCGGTGCCAAGTTAGGATCCCACTCGTTCGGAAGCTGGAGCTGGAAGGAAACATCTGGTCTTGGACCGTTGCCGGCCGAAGATTGCATAATTCTACCGATGACTCCGGAATCCCACTGTTCGTTGAGGAGCCAGGACGTTCTTCCCCATGGAACAATATTAGAATGAATGTTCACACCTTCTTTTTTCTCAAGCCACTTGTATAGCTGCCTGGAATGCACACCATAGCCGCTCATTGTTAGCAGCGGCGCTCTTACAACCACGTTTTTCATTACATCGTCTCCAATGTGAACTTATCTCTCTCCCAGTTTTCGATTAGATCGCGAAGAGTATCGTCCCACATGTCAATCGTGTTTTGGTAGTTGAACTCAGACGTGACATAGGATCTCACCTTTTCACTCAAGTTCTTTCTTTCTTCCGGATTCAGCGAATACATTTTCAACAACGCATCTGCAGCATCGTCTACCGAAGCATAGTCCTCGTAAATAAACGGAACCTGTTGGGATCCCACCAGTGATCTGGTTGCAATTGGCAGAGCAACTCCGTTTTCGCTTCCATCGCGATGGTCAACAACTTGCCTTGTCAGGCCGCCAGTTTTTGCTGCGATGATGGGAGTTCCGCATTGCATTGACTCTAGAGTTCCAAGGCCAAACCCTTCGGCAAAAGAGATGTTGAGAGTCACGTCGGCAATATTGTGCATGATGTTGATCTTTTCAAAGTCAACTCTCTGATTTGAAAACAGAACACTTTCCTGAATGCCGAGCATTTCTGCAGTCTGCTGGAGATTTGGACCTTCACTGTCGTGCGGATCGGTATGCATGATCAGAAGTGCATCCTTCTTTCCCTGCTTCTCTAGCTGCTGCATAAACTTTTGCCATGACAACAGAACATCGTTCGGACGCTTACGCTTTGCATTCCTGTTCATCCAGAATGCGATGAAGTGATCGGCCTTTTCGTTTCCTAGAAGCTGTCGGCGATATGACTTTTTCGCAACATCTCCGAGCGGAAAGTACAGATCCTCCGGAAGTGCATGCGGAACGAAATTTGTCTTTTCCGGAAAGTTTTCTTTGACCATCTCGTACGTCAAATGACTGTGGCAGTTGATCAAGTCGGTGCTTTCATACAGGGAATCGTTGAAGCGAGGTGTTGGCCTATTGTCCCAAACGTGCCAGTATGCAATAGGGCAGATCTGATGGATTTCATCTTCCATCTCCCAAACCCAAATGAAGAATCTCGGATCAGTAAAGAGCAGTAGAACGTCCGGCTTCTCCGTTGCCAGAGTGACTCTCAGCATGTCTGGATTTCCAAAACCATCCACGGGCTTGATGATGAAGTCTTCATTGACAACGACGGTGTTGTAGTTGTCGTGCTTAATTGCAGCACCAAACTGTCTGAAGGACCAGCCTCCCTTCTTCAACAATCCGTTGATCAAATGTCTGGACTGGGTTCCTACGCCGGATGTACTCAGGGCGTGATCAGCCAACATCAAAACTTTGTACTTCTTTCTTTCCATTAGATACACCAAAGGCTAGGTCATTGTAACCTAGCCTCGATAATAAGTTAATGCTCAGTCCTCAGAGACGGCTCTTCCTTTCATGCTTTCCCAATCTCTTGCCCAGGCCGGCCTTACCGACTCGTTCTTATCCCACACTGATTGTAAGATGAGAGGATCGACATCGAGAGCCTTTGCAACATAAATGAGTCCCCTGAGATCCTTCGGAAAACAGTGTCCACCAAATCCCTTAGCACCGTCAGGCCCTGGAACGTGTGTATGCTTTCTTGAGATCCTCTTGTCAAGGGTTGCTGTATCCATCAACTCGTCGTAGTCGACACCGAGAGCCCCTGCTAATTGGTAGATTTCGTTTGAAAAAGAAACCTTCATTGCAAGGTAGCAGTTTGTAACGTACTTGGTGAGCTCTGCAGTTGTTGAGCTGGTTTGCACAATTTCACAAGTGAACTTTGGCCTGTTGGCCCAGGCAACCTTCTCAAAGATCTTTGCAACGATCTTCACGGATTCCTTTGGACCGCCTAAAACGATCCTGTTTTGATTTAGGAAGTCGTTGTCAGCGTTTGCTTCCGTAAGAAACTCTGGATTGAAAACGACCCGCATTTTCGATCGACCAAACTTATCGTTCCAAAGTGCCGTTGACCCAGGGGGAATCGTTGACTTGACAACAGCAATCTTTGGACTATCGTTGTCTACAGAATACTGGTGGATTTCGTTCAGAACGGACTCGACGATCCTCGTATCGCACTTGCCAGATTTCTTCATAGGAGTAGGAACACAAACGAAAATAACGTCTGCCTTTTCGAAAAGCTGGTCGGCCGTATCGCACGTCGATAATTGTGGTTTTGCAATATCAAAAGCTTCGACAGTCAAATCGGTGACTTTTTCAAAACCTCTTCGCAAGGCTCCACCAACAAAACCTTGACCGATAACTCCAATCACGTCTGTCCTAATCACTTGCAATGCTCCGTTCCTTTAAATTCGCAGAATCTGCAAGACTCTTTGTTCTTGAGATGCATCTTTCGTCTGACAGATTTCAGCATGCTATGCACCAGCTTATCCGTTTTCTGAACCATCTTTGGACCAACAGAAACCGGAACAATTGAAATCGACTTACCTGGCTTCGATTCTCTTTTCAGAAGAACAAAAGCACAGCGTACGTCCTTGATATCAATCCCTTCTCTCCTAGACCAGTAAATCTTGTATGCAGCCAGCTGAGCCTGTGTAAGGAAGTCTCTCTTCTTATTTAGCCTCCAACCACCAGGACCGGCTGTTTTCCAGTCTATAATCCAAATGCGCTTCTTGCCACGCTTATCGGTGTCTCCAATGATTCCGTCAATAAAGCCCTTGAACTTTATTTCGTCATTTTCGATGTTCTCGTAGAGCGCATCCTCGGCTGCGATGTAAACCCAGTCATTGAAGTTCTCGTCCATAAACTGCTCGAGATCGTTCAGAATTGTTGTCGCCCACTGCTTCCATGATTCAACAGGGTGATGTTTGAATGTCCATCCGCTAGCCGCGGCTGAATCAATTGCCTTCTGAACGACATCTGGGTGGTCTAGGCGATGCTTTTTCCAAGCCTCATCAATCAAGCTTAAGACCATAGGAATGTCTATCTTTCGAGTCTGAAGAAACTTCTCGGCACCAGCATGAACCGCTGTTCCAAACTCTGTGTACACGCTTGCTTCGAAAGTACCAAGCTTATCGATATACAGGAGCTTGTGACGCCAAGGACACTCTTTCCAGTTCTTGATTTCTGAATACGAAACGTGTGGTTTTCCGGTGGGAAACATGCAGAAGCCTTGGTCAGCTATTGATTTTTAGCCAGTTTGCAACATAGTCCTCGAGGGTGTGTTGCGGTGTCCAACCACAAGCTTCCGTTGTTTCTGAAATATCAGCCAACGTTTCCCAAGCTTCGCCAGGACGAGCAGGAATGTACTTCTTCTCTCGTCCAAAAAGATCTGCTAATTGGTTGATCGAGTGATTAGTTGCAGTTCCAAGATTGAAAATTTGACCGGAATAGGTTCCTTCGCTAAGGGCCATCAAGCCTTTTGCAATGTCCGATACGTGCGTGAAGTCACGACGTTGCTCACCGTTTCCGGTAATAGTAAGAGCATCGCCATTGATGATCTGTCTTTCAAAAATTCCGATGACTGTTGCATAAGGGCCAACACACGGTTGACGATCGCCATAGACGTTGAAGAAACGAGCCGTAACAGTGCTTAGACCAAACACCCTGCTGTACATTTCACAAACCTGCTCGCCTGTGTACTTTGCGTAAGCATAGGGGTTCAACATAATTCCACCGTATGCAGAGCTTGACCCAGCATAAACAACCTTTGCGCCAATTCTCTTGGCATAATCACAAACGTGTGCTGTTCCCATAATGTCATTGTCAAGATAGTCTAGCGGGTGCTTGAAGCTCAGCTGAATCCTTGCGTGAGCTGCAAGATGGTAAATGACATCAAACTTTCGACCAACATATCTTGCTCGATCTAAGTTTCTGATGTCATCAATCCAGTACTCAACTCCATCAAGCATGTAGTCTCGAGATGAAGAATCGGAACACAGATTATCCATAACCGTAACTTCTTTGCCGGAATCTACCAACATTTTGACCAGGTTCGAACCAACAAAACCCAATCCACCGGTAACGAGTACTCTCACTTTTTCTCCTATTTTAGTCCATAAGCATAGTTTTGAAGCATTAGCTTTCGAAAGCTTTATTTTCCTTTAGGTCCAGAAAATATACTTTACAAGTTGTTTTTTTTCAAATTTTCTTGAGCTAATCAGCGCTTGCTGAATTCATCAAAATACCCATATTGAGGCGGGGATTCCCAGAATTTTTTTGCGTTATCTCTTTTTCCATCTAGCAAAACAATTTCACCACATTCAACATAACGCTCAAAATCTATGATTGGATACACGTCTAACACTGTTCGCTTACTTGCATTGTAGATTTTTGTATCAGGCTTATGCATCTTGAAATGAAGACCTGAGAGTGAGTGAACGTTCCTCATTTGATTGTTCGCTTTTTCTGGCTTTGTAATTTCTGCGACATAGTTTTTTGAGAAGTGGTTAGGATCATTGTTAGTTCCTTCATCTCGAGTCCAACCTAAATCCGCACCCACAAATACAATTTCAGAGATGCCCATATGAAAACAAAGCTGCAAGGCTAGATTCATTGTTGTTCCAGTCTTGTCAATTCTTTCGACGACATTCGTTGAAAAACATGAAGGGTGAATATTTCCAAATTTATCTGGCTTTCTTTCCGACATACTGTCAAACCATTCGACGCGAGAACACTCACTCAAAGGGTCTATGTAACGCCTAAATCTCTCAGCAACAAAACTAGTTGTTCGATTCTCTGCTATTGCCTGCCTTACTGAAGATTGCCATTCTTGACTCCACGGTTTTGAAGGCGTCACGTTTGTTGACGAAAACAGGTAATAAGTGGGGCGCCATGAAGTCTGATCGTATTTTAGAGAAATTCTGTTCATTGCAAACGAAATTTCATTTTCGATCAAGTCTAAGTTCGTTTGATTCAAACTGGGGCCGTTTGCGATTAGGAAAGCCCTTTTACCTTCATGAACGTTCTTATACTTCTCAAATACTTGATTCATTTTTCCCTACCATGATTGTTCTAGGGTATTTCAAATCTGAATTATCGTCTTCCACTGCAATATAGCTGGAAAATCCATGAATGGCCATCTCATTTTTAACATAGGAAATTGAAGGTATTTTGTAAAGACCATTTAGGCAATTAGACTTTGTTTCACCACCCTTATGCAAGAAAGAGGGTTCACTGGTTTTCAGGGTCTTAAACTCGAATACCACAAATTTGTTCGCCATGCTGCACAAATCTCTGATGCATTGCTCCAAATCTGGAACCCTGTGGAGAAGCCCGAGGCCCATAACAATATCATGTGTTTTTTTTGAGCTCATTAAGTCATAGAGGTCGGCGGTCTTGAAGCTGGAGTTTTGAATTTGGAAAATTTTCTTCACAAATTTGCACCTTTGGATTCTCAAGTCATCGAGGTCAATTCCCGTTACGGCAATGTTCTTGTGCAATTTAGCTAATTCGATGCTGTAGTATCCGTCGCTGCAGCCAACATCTAGAACACTGTTAATTTCTTCATCAATAATTTTAGACAAAATTGGCTCGAGACGTTTCCACTTAGCAGTGTTATACCCGGGGCTGTTTACATGTTGTGAGCGTGTTCTCACACCTTTGAGATCATAAAAGTGATTCCACTCTTGGTCTCGGGATAAGTCTTGAACTTTTCTTCTGATATCTTCAATTGTGTAGTCACCCATTCAGATACACCTCCGTTATCATAGTTGCTTCTTTTCCTGACAAGAAACCGCTTTTTACCGACGGCCACTCGTTAACTTCTTCTAAGCTATACTCTTCTAGAAAGACTCTTTTTTGAGCTGCATATTGCGGTTTCATAAACTCTTTTTTCTCATACACAACCGGGATCTTCTGATTAGAAAACAGTGCAGAAAACACGGCCGCTCTATGATTTCCAGCAGTCACATAAAACTTCTTCTTGTCTTTACTAGAAAGAAAGTATCCAGCAATATGTCCCTTGGTACGCCAATCAATAGGCCATGGCCAGTCTTCGTTCTTATTTTCTCGTCTACCAAAGTCTTCAGGTCTATATCCATTCTTAAGAAACGAACTTACTAAAGAAGCAATCATCTTGCACTGACGCTCTATGAAAGGTAAGTCTCGATAAATAAAAGCTATGTCGCTGTGACTGGAAGCAGGATAAGAGTGAATCCACGGTAAGAAGGGTGTCTTGACAGAATAGCTTTTTAATTTTTCAACAACTCCATACATATCATAAAGACTCTTTGGATTGTATGACATGTAATGTTGAAACAGCAGTGTCTCCTCACAGCTGAGGCAGTCCTTGAGACGAGTGGTGGGATTCGAACCCCAGCGCCACAACTGTAGAGCAGTCAAATGACACGGATTTTCTTCCATCTTAACAGGAAGCCTACTCAGATTGCAGATATCTTCCTTATTGATATTGATGATCATTTTAAGTAAGTGTCCAGTTCATCGTTTCTCTTAATAGACAAAGCCTCACAAGAAGGATAGGGGTTTGTTGCTGCAAAGTCATTAATGATAATTCGTCGACCGTGGTTGCAACCCGAAACTATTTGCTTGTATCTTATTCCCACCTCTTCCATTAAATCTCTGAATCTATTCAAATATTCCGAAGTCCTGGCAGTCATGAATATGATCTCATGTCCCTCATCAGAAAGACGCTTAACAACATTGATATTTTCTTGAATTGGTTCAAAATAGTTCGACCAATTTTTCTTACCAAACTTGCCACAGTTTCTTAACATGACTCCGTCGATGTCAAAGATGTAAGTGTTATGTTTTTCCAGCTCTTTATACCAGTCTTCTTTTGTTCCCCAATCCTTGAATTTATCAGCTTCTACATACTCAAAAACAGTGCCTTGACAGACGACTAAGTAAGATACAATATGACTGACGTACAATTCGTTAAGCTTCTTGTAGACGTTGTTTTCTAAAATGCTGTTATACGCTCTTCTATAGTCGTTAGCGTTCATTGAATAAACGCCCACACAAACAATGTTTGAAACGATCTCTTTTTCAATGATGTCGACCACTATGTCGTCGTCATTTTTAATGATGAAACTCTTTTGCTGGATTCTTTCGACACTTGAATCCGAAGATACTTTAAGGCCCACAATATAGTTGTTGCCAAAACATAGTCGACTCTCAACTAGGCAGTCGGAATCTTTGATTACCACCTGACCGGTCACAGACATGTCTTCCAGAGTTCTGTACACTGTTTCAGCGGCAGACTTTGTCGGCTCAGGAAGTATCAATATTTCGATTGCATCTCCAAAAACCTGCTTAAGCACTTGATCCGCGTCGTATTGATCACAATGATCCTTTAGAATTGTTATGATGACTCGATCAAACTCTTGTGGGTTAAAAGAAGACACAACCTCATCGATCATTAGTTTACCGTTGGGATGAGTCAAAAGCCACTTAGGTCTCATCCCTGGGTACCTACTAGACTTTCCGGCTGCCGGAACTATCAGAGTAGTTTTTGTATTGTATTTATGATGATTCAAGTCTTTCCTCTAAATAGTCAAGCCGACCCTTCAAGTATTTCAATGTGCGCTGATCGGCGTAGGGCACAATTCTTAACACGTTCAGAACTAGTAATCTTTTAATCATCTCTGTTTCTTCTTCACCTAGGCTTTCACATATCTTGTTATACAAGAATATGCATTTTATGAAAGGAGGAGAAGTACTATTTCTCCACGACCACATCAAAACTATATCTTGTAAAAGCTTGGAATAATCGACGTATTTTGTCTCTACAAACGAGTCGAGGAAGTCGATCAAATAAATGTCGGTCTTGTAGACGATAATGTTTTCAAACGTTAAATCTCCATGGCTAATCGATTCCTGTACATTTTTCCAACTACATTCTAAGCAATAGTCCAAATGGCCATGCAAACTTGAATCTATTTTTGATCGAAGGCTCTCTATTTTGTCCTCAATCAAGTGAGACATGTCTTTCGTTTTAGAGTCGATACCCGACAAATAGTGAATGATTTTCTCAAAAACGTGAAGCACATTCCCCGGGCTGTTTGTTGAGACAAAATTGTTAAAAGTCTCCCCTCTAACAAACTCCATATCAAAATAGAACTTATCTTTGATCATTCCAGAAGTATACACTTCAGGAGTTTTAAGCACTTTGTCTGAGAATGTCATCTGCTTCTTCATTTGACGTTCTAGACGAACATTGTATTCAATAGAAGATGATATTTTTCTTACAAACCTTCGACCTGTTTTTTCGTCAATATGTAAACTTACATCACATCCAGAGAAACCTTTCAGCTTTTTAATGAACATGACAATTCTATTGCCTATCGGCCTTGAGGCCGACTGTAAGAAAAGTAGTTCTTTTGCTCCAGGTTGTCCAAGTCTTTTTCGAAATAGATGTACTTAAAGTAAGTCTTCACTTTAGATAGTGCCGGTCTCGGAGGATCTTCTATCATTCTATTAGACCAGTTCTTAATCCATCCCTGCTGATCGCTCGTGTGGACAGGGTTCCCGTAAGCCCATGTTCCCTCCCACTTATTGTAAAAGTAATTCCATGCGGTGACCTTATAGATTCCCCCGCGGGATCCATTCCAGATTTCTAGCTGTTCAGCATCGTCAGGCTTTCTTTTAATTAAATTCTGTCCATCCTTTTTCACAGACACAAAGTTTCTATCATCAAATGACTCAATCGGATAGTCGGGCTCGTGATTTAGCAAAATACCATGGACGATGTCGTTCAATGAAGACTTCTTTTTATTTAGGCTAAGTGCCCTTAAGAAGTAGTCAGTTTCTTTGTACTGGGCGGGCAAATTTTCGTCCCACATCCCAATGCTTTTTATGGCACTAGGTTTGTAGGCCACAACAGTGTCACCGCAGAGTCCGGTTACGAAGTCGTATCCTTTCTCATTGAAAAGAACGTCGAGATTAGCACACCAGTTTGGGTCAACAACTGCATCATTTTGAAGTGTAACCAGTATTTCAGTATCCGGTTTTCTAAGGCTTACAACACCGTTTACAAAGGCCTGATTGTAATTCTCCGACACGTTTCCGTTGGACCAGTCAGGTCTTAGAACATTATGAAGAACATTGACACTGTTCTTGAACCTTTCATCTAAACTAAACTCACTGTGATTGTTGATGATGTTAACTTCAGTATTGTCTAGCTTTGAGAAGTCTGATGCGAATAGTTTATCCAGAGTATCGTTAAGAACACCACACCGTTTGTAAGTGATAATGTACACTTTCATTTTTTTCATAGTACACTTTTTTCCTTAAGTTCTTTGATACATTCATCCCATCCGGAGAAGCGGAATCCCTTGTCGTCAATGTAGGCAACCGCCCTTGGTTTTTCTGATGTCACCTTTGAAACAAATTTTGCCATGCCATGCTTCTCAAGCCAATCCCAAACAAGCTCGGTTCCAGTTTTTCCATTCACCAAGCCACGGTCGGGCTTTGCTTTGCAAGTATGAATTATGATCGTGTACTTTTCAGAAAGCTTTTGCAAAGCTTCGCGAGATCCATCTATCGGCAAATCGTATATTGTTCCATCGTAATACCCCTTCGAGCACCGGTGGATGACGCCATCAAAGTCAATACCAATATTCACTTGCTCATCTGGATAGCTGTGCTTTCTAATTTTACCGCCCTTCCAATTCATCTTCTTCAGGTCGTCAGGAGAATTCTTTCCAATTGGCGGGCAGACGCTACCAGAACCATGGGTTAGTTCATAAGTTAGAAGCAGCGTCAGAACTTCTGCCGTATGGTAGTATTCAGCACCAAGAAGAACTTTTGTCAAGTTAGGAATTTCAAGAGGAAGATCTCGAGACGATATAACCGCGATGTGCATTCCTCGATCGTTTGCCCACTGCAGAGCCTTGATGACATCCACTGAATTTCCTGATGAAGAAACTCCTAGCACCAGCGAACGCTTCATTTGACGCTTTGTTCTAGTCGATGTCCTGCACGATAGCCACTGAACCATCCACTGTTCGAAGCTAGAATCGTTGATTAGAGAGGTTGCAACAACTCCGCTACCGGGACACATTGCGTTCTTTGTTCCGTTTGATAGCCTGGTTATGTCAACTGCTGCGTGATCTGCAACGGCTAAATTTCCTCCATGCCCCAAGACATAGATGTCGTCACAATTATTGAACTTATCTTGAAGATCCTTCCATTCGCCTGAGTTTACAATTTTAACAAACTTCTCATCTAGATTTTCAAAATTAAGCATCTTGTATTGCCTCGTACTTCTCAATAATGAATGTTGTGTCCATTCCTACAGCTATTATACCAAAGCCATCGTACTTTTTTATCTCATTCTCAACATTACATGGTACATGAACAGCCATTCGATAATGTGGAACCACACGCTTTATTGAACTGACTGCGCGTCGATAAAGAACATGTTCAAAATCCCCCGGACATCCGAGGCTAGCCGTAAGATCGTAAGGTCCGACCATAACGTAGTCAAACACTTTAGAATCCCAAATTTCAGAAATATTCTTAACGCCAGTCGACGTTTCTATTTGAGCAATTAGAATAGGCTCCTTTGAGATCAGATCATTAAGGCCCCACTTGTTCTGCCTTACAAGTCCTAAACCTCTGAACCCTCCTTGGACAGGGTACTTTGAGAACCTTAGAGCATCGTCTGTCTGCTTCAAGCTTTCGATTGTTGAAAATATGATTCCATCTGCTCCAGCATCGAGGCATGATCTAACGGTTGCCTTATCGACATCGATCAGTCTTACAAATGCTTTCTTTCTATTCGATGTGATCACTTGAATGCATGCATACAGGGTCTCTGGATTGAACATTCCGTGTTCAGTATCTAGAACTACTCCGTCCAACTTATTGGCACACAATATGTCAGATACAACTGTTGACGCAATTTGCTGCCAAGCTAATTTCACAAACTTTCTCCTTTAGCAACAGAAGTCACAATTTTCCAATCGTCTTCCGTATCGATGTCTAGATTTTCTGGAAATGTACATGGATAGAAGCTCGGATTTACTCCTATCCTAAGCTTTGTTTTCAGAAAGTCTTGCGAATCAAAAATGTAGAACAGAGAATTTTCTTCGTAAAAGACAGGTAAGTCTTGAGTCTGTTCAAGCTTACAAGGGTTGTGATTGACAGGGCAGTAACCATATTCTTCTTTTCTCCACAATCTATTTTGGTATCTGTTGCATGCCGCAATCGAATCGTATTCGTTTTCTAACATCTCGCGGTATGCCTTTTCGATGGTCTCAACGTTCAGGAAAGGAGAAGTTACATGAACTTGACACATGTGGCTTCTGATGTTGAATCTTTGGATAAAATTCTCGATGAGATCGCAAACGGAAATTTCATGACCCTTTAAGTGCTCAGGCCTTTCATATGCGGTCACATGTGATAGATCACTATCGTTGCTGATCATGGACAAAAGATTTTTGCTGTCTGTATCGACAAAAACTTCATGATCAGTAAGCTTTTTCAAGCACCTTTTATACAGCGGAACGCTGCCGATCGTCCGAAAATTTTTTCCTGGAACTCTCTGTGATCTTTCCTTGATTGGTACAAATACTATCACTTGCAAATATTTCCAAATTCTATTTTGCTAAAATTTCTCATCATCAGTATGCTTCGAAGCGTACTATCAAGCTCAACGTTTTCAAGAGCTAGAAGGGTTTCTTTGGCATAATTCCACATGTTGACTTGAACGTGTCTCTTTGATGAGAATGCCATTTCTGAAAACTGCTGCTCTGTACAGTTTTTTTCTTTTTCTACTCCGGACTTTTCGCCAGATATAAAACCATCCAAGTAGAAACTAAAGCCACAAATGAAAATGTTTTTTGGATCGTATCTTAGAAGATCATAAATTGCCAAAAATCCAGTATTTGGCTTGCATCTTACACTAGAGGAAATATCATTGTTGAAATTATGGTCGATGATTGAAACCGGAATTTCGGTGTTCAAGTGTTCTACTTTCTTTCTATTGACCATGGGGTGAAATTCACGTGCTCTAGAAAACCCTTTCATGTCTGAAGATGGTGGTGCTACGATATGTTTGACGCCTACGCTCTGGAGAAGGTCAGCATCGATATTCCCTGTTTGTTGAGCTCTTTCAATTAAACAGCTATAGTAAATGTCCGTCCTGCTTCCTATATCATTGCCATGTACAAACGATGATTCTATGCCACGATTGATTCTTACCACAAGGTCGTGAGAGTCAATCTTTTGACCCATACAAGAATTTTCCATGTACTTTGCTGGGCCTACGAGGGCAACCGTTTTACCAGCAATTAGCGAAGCCAATTCACTGTTTCTTGTATATTGCAACTTTTTCCTCAACAAGGTTAATCAAGTTTTCTTTGCCAAAATAGTGGGAAGAATACTTGGCTTCGATAAGTCGACCGCAATCATCAACAATGCATATTCCGCCATCCTTAAGCAGAGTGCTGGCGGCGTATATGCTTTGCATCCTTCCAGGTCCTTTATAGGGTCTTCCTGGTGGCCCGTGACCTAGCGGAGCATCAACGATAACAATATCCCAATCGACATTCTCAACTTCTTCTGGCAAGCAAAGCTTTAGCTTTTCTTCATCAAACCGTATTGCCTCGTGATCCTTAGCTAAAGTCGTATATTCGCAATGATGCACATTTAGATTATCGTCTTCAAATTTTTGAATCCAGGTCTCATCGTCTTCCAAAAAGACAGTTTTCCCACCACGGTTTAAGTTTTGCCAATGACTTGACTCATCTCCGAGCCCAAAAACCAAAAGATTGCATGGTGATTTTATTGAAATGACATATCCAATCGAAACATACTGGTTAAATGACATTAAGCCAGACCCAGAATTTTTCATCTTGGCTATGCCATCAACAAATTTTTGAAAACTCATTAGTAGTCCACTGCCTTAGACACAACGATGTCTTCTAGTTGCTGGAGATTGTCAATATTAAATTCTCCTCTGTGAATTTCTGAATCGTAGTGAATGTGAATAATCCTGGACTCCATGTGATCCTCACCAAATTCATGCTTATACTTTCTTTGTTTCTCTCTATTTTCTTTGCTTCTGACATTGTATTCAAACGGCATGTGGTGAATTCTTACGTTACTATTCCACAAAGAAATCCTAAAACTGATTTGATCCCACCCGTTGGTCTCTCGAAAGTACTTGTAGAAATACTCTTTCCACATCTTTAAAAATGTCTGGGTTCTCGTTGAGTTGTTGAATGCAATAACGCCAGAATTTGCTTCAGAAAATGCATAAGGAATTTCGCCATATTCCGGAACGATGTCAGAATACTTCTTTCTCTTTCTAGCATAGTCGTTTACAATTGCAACGTCGAAACGATCGAGCAAATCAAACATGTCATCGCAATTTCTAACAATGACAGTGTCACTATCCAAAAAAACAGTCTTCTCAAAAGGAGACATGTCCATGTAGTCGACTTTTGCTCTGAGATGATTTACTTTGATTTGAGCATATAGTGAAACATTTTCCGATACTACTTCCTGAGGCTGATCGGTAAACAACGCAATCGGTAGATCAGTAAATCTTCTTAAAGATTCAATAGACATCAGCGCTTCTTTTGTGAAAGACTCGCCATATGCAATGTACAAATAACCCTTTTCAGCAACCTTCTGCGTCATATTTCTTCCATGTTGTTGATGAATTCTAACAATAGTTTAGCATGTTTTACAGGACTAAAGCAAGTATCGAATGTTTTTCTATTCCTTTCAGAAATTTCTTGCCTTCTACCTGCTGAACAAAGACTCTTTATTTGCCTTATCCAAGAAAGCTTATCGTGAGCAAAAATGTAATCCCCTGTCTTTGACATGAAGTCAAAGCTACTCGGACTTAAGTCATGAATAACTGGAATTCCATGCTGGTAAAAAACATATGCTCTTCCTGGATTTGTTTTGTTTTTGAATCTGATGAAGAAGTCTGTGTTGTACAGCCCTAGATCATTGTGGTTTACCGTCTTCTCAATTCCAGGAAAAAGAGATCTCATATCGCAAACATTGGGCACTACGCCTATGTCGCATGATGATACTATACGAGAGAAATTTTCGTCATATCCGTGCATGTAAACATTCACCTTCGATGGTTTGCCGAGATCGAACTTCCATGGAAAATGCTTTTGTCCTGTTATGACATGAAGCTCGATTGGTATCTCATGCGAAAGTTCGTCCAAAGCATCTCTTAGGTGTGGCTTAAACTTGAACAGCCCAGGGTGATGACCGTGATAACAAATTTTCAAAGGATTTCTGTCTTCATGTTTTTTAATCGGAAGATTCATGAATTTTCTTTCGATCAATGGATAGACAAACACATTGTCGTAGTAGCTCATTGATATTTTTTCTTCGTGAGAGCCGACTATTACAAAATCAAAATCTTTAGAATGAAAGTCACAAGGAAAATTTATACCACCAATTTTTGCATTATTCGTATTTTCAAACGACTTTGCAAGATGAGTTGCCGACTTTCCATAAATTACCACATCAGAATCTGATTCAATGCTCTCATTGTTGGAAACAATTCTGGTTTGTACACCGACCTGACTTAAGGTAGTTGATAGATCTTTCACCCATATTCTGTAGCTTCCTGTGTTAACGTTCTGATTTACTTCTACGAAAGTTATTTTCATTCGAATGTTTCCTTAAAGCTATGGTTAAGAAACTTTTTGAATGATCATTTCGTAATTCATTGCAGCAAAGTTTTGAGGTATCGATCTTGCGAGAAGGAAAAAAGTATGCTTAGGCAAGATGGAACTTAAGTCTTGAACCGGATCATCGAAATATGTTTCGGTATATTCGTCTTGATGCACAAATACCTGAGCTTGAAAATGTGCAATTCCGCCAGGCTTCAGAACTCTGAACGTTTCCTTCATCATTTTTTCGAGATCTAAAGAGTGGTCCAAAATGTTGCTAAAGACAATATCGAATGAACAATCTTCAAATTCAAGATCATGAATGTCACCTTCAATTACGTGTGGCTTGTGCTCAACCAGATCGATTCCAGTAGCATTAACCCCAAGACCATTTAACGCAACAACCTCTTGCCCTGTTCTAGCACCTAAACAAAGACACACCTTACCGCTAGAGTAGATTTGAGGAAAAGAAGAAAAAATACCGGTGAACCCTTCTAGCTTAACGTTCCATTCTTCACCGAGCCACTTTTTACGACGTATTGGATCATTTGTTTTTTCTTTTTGATGAGAAACATAGTCTTCGTATGCTTCATATTCCCTTACTGTTCTCACAATAAATCTCCCAAGACTTTCAAATATTGATCAGAACAAACAGAAATTCTAATATCTCTGCTATTCGACAGACTTTTGCGCAAATCAAAAACCATGTTTGGTGGATTATACAGTTCCACCGGGTCAAAGTTAAAGGGTGCATCCTTGTATACGAGATCACTCGAAGATGCAAGTTCCGCAGTGCCTCCAGCCTCAGAAACATGCAATCGACAGCCGGCTGCCTTTGCATCCACAACAACGTTCGGACAATGGTCGAGCCATGAAAGATGAATGAAGTTTGCTGAAGCCTTCATGCAACTTATCATGGATTCCCAGTTGAGGTCGCCCAAGAAGTGAACGCCTTCAACATTTGTACCTTCACTAACACGCGCATTGCTTCCTGCAACGAGAAGACTGTCTCCGTCTTTTTTGAGTTGCTGGAACAGCCTAATGTTTTCATCAAGCCTCTTATGTGGTCTCCACGAAGAAGCACACATCCAGGTATTTTCCCGATTAAAATTCTGTGCCTGAATGCTGTTGATTAGCTTCGTATCCGTTCCGTTATGGATCACGTGTACGTTTTCTCTTTCACCAAAAAACCTAAACACTAGCTTCTTATCGAACTCACTCTGCACGATGACTGCCGAGGCGTGATCGTAACTACGACGAATTGGTTCGTTCATCGCTTTCCAGTCTTGTAGTGAGTTGAAATAAATTCCATCTAGTCTAAGAACCATTGGATTGAAGTTGTTCATGCTCTGAATAAATGAAAGACGAACATCTGGTCGATCATTTGTCAACTCGTGTCCGTCCCTCATGAATTGCCTTGCAAGCTTCAGTCCAAAACCGTTCGGTCCGCTTCTAGAATTTAGGTCAACGTTTTCAAACTGAATCCTCATCGATATAACCTCTACTTCGAATCCACTGTGCGCTGGCTTTTTGTTTCTTAGCTCTTGGTGTGTGGAATATCTCTTTCCCTCGATCAACATCGATATCGTAGTGATAGAAAACAGAGGGACAATAAACCAGTGGACGGCCGTTCCTTCTCGCTCTTTCCAACATCGGAAGAAACACGGCTTGATCACATGCGATCATTATGAACTTTCCATCATCGTCCAAGAAATTCTTTGGATTCAGCCCTATGAAATCACGAACCCTGAATGTTTTAAGATGACTGCTTGTCCATGGTTGATCATAAACAGAAACGTTGGGATTTATTGGTCCGGAAATATTCTTGCCAGACCAAGACCAACGGTGGGCAGTCCATAGCACTGCTGGGTTGTGCGCTTCATATCCTACGGAAAGCGCTTCAAGGCATCCTAAATCTGTTAACCAATCCCCGGCATCTAATCGCACAACAACAAAGTCAGGATCCAGAGCACTGCAGATATCGACAGTGTTTCTGACTTCTCCGTACTTTTCTTCTCTTCTTACAATGTTTACCCTGTCACTGAATCCGTGTTTTTCTACAAAACGCTTCACGACATTTGATGTATCATCTGTTGAGACATCGTCGATGATCGTCATCGACCAATTCTTGTATGTTTGGCCAAACACAGACCACAGTGTTTGCTCTATTTTCTCTGCGCAGTTGTAGGCCGGCGTCACAAAGTGAAAGTGGGTCATGATTAAAGCTCGATGTGTGGCATTGGTCTAGACCAATCGACCTTAGAATGGAAAACGTGGCCGCCTGTCTCGTTAGCTAGACGTTCTGCTAGCGCGTCAATTTCAGCGTCACTAACCTCGGACCACGGCTTGTCAAAGAACATGTTGTTCTCAGCTGTATCTTTCTGCTCGATGTCGTAGAGGCTCTGCCAGTGTCGCGACCAGTAGTTCTTATACGTTCGAATCTTGCGACCAATGTTGAACCAACTGTAATGGCGAACGCCTGGGAGTGCTTCAACATTTCGCTTGAACCAATCGGCGTACTGTTCGTAAGCTTCCTTGTCACCGGACAATGCAGCAACTCTTAGGTTGTGAGCATCGTAGTGATAGAAGCTTGCGTGAGGGATCAGATCACCAGTTTCTGCATGCACGTAATCACAGCCATCTGTTCCCATGGCAGCATATTGGTTACCGTCCTCATCGGTCTTCTGTAGCTCCCTAGGGATGCCGTGGGTGATGTGCGGCTTGTTGCGGCTGATTCTCCACTTCCATGGATTGATATCCATTCGAACCTTTTCCGGACCGCCCCAGTACTCAACGACCGGGAGCGAGACAAGATCGACCTGAGGCGGGAAGTGCTTGATCAGATTGTAGATCTTTGGTCCGTCAGCCTGAACCACGATCTCATCCGCGTCCTGCTGCCAGCAGAAGTCACTGGTGCACTTTGATCTTGCGTAGGCCTTCTGTGCACCGTCAAACACGGCAAAGCGTGGATGATCCCAGTCTCGCTCGTTCTTGTAAGCTTTGAGCCTAGCTTCAGACTTGGACCATCCCTCGAGGAACTCCCAAGTTCCGTCTGTTGAACCGCCATCGACAACAACAACCTCGTCGCAGAAATCGAGCATTGACTCAATCGATTCCTTCCACGGGTACTTGTTCTTGATGCAGTCGAGTGTTGTTGTGTATCCTGAGATTGTGGGACGCCAGTTCCAGTCGTTCTTGATCTGAGTCCAGAATCTCTCGCGAGCTGCAAACAGGTACGACTCAGTATCGATCATCGCACAATCATTAAACCAGATTTCATCTTTGTGTAGGACATTGTCGTTAAGGTCAAGCTTGCAACCAAGAAGGTGCGCCTCGATGACCATTCTCGGACATGTGTCCCAGCCAACCGGATGGTAGATGAAACCTTCGGCCTGAGCTAGCTTTTCAAGAAGTTCGGAATACGGTAGACCCCACACAACTTCGTAATCAACGCCGAGTTCCTTTGCTCGGTTCTCAGCAGCCTCGGCTCCCTTGACCCAGCTTGGTGATCCTAGGACAATCCAACCACTTCTCTCTGTTTCAGAATGCTTCTCTCGAAGTTCCTTGAGCTTGATCCAGAAAGCATCCCCAAAGACGGAACTGAGGACCACTTGATTGTTTTCCTTGAGGAACGGGAATCTCTTCCAGTACTCTTCCTGCTGCCTCTCTGACATCCACCAGATGGATCTAGCACCGTGATAGAGGGCACTGACGAGCTTTCCTTGCATCTCATCATCGCAATTGCACTCCTCGCCCTCAGCAAACTGGTGCTTCTGAGGTGAACGATACCGGCAGAACTTAAAGTCGTACTCGAGAATGCTGTAAGACATGTTTGCCACGATCGTCGGAATCAGATCGAGCTTCATGTTTGCAAAGTTTCCAAAAATCCAGTGAAGACCGTGGCCCTGCTCCAGAATCTCGAGACTAACCTGATGTGACTTTAGCTTGAATACCTGAAACGGAGAACTCTCAATAAGAGCTTCAGAAGTCAGTTCTGCTCCACCAACATAGTCCTCTACAAAGAGATCTGAAACAAATACAACCTGAGTTCCTTCAGGGATACTGACTGACTGATTACTGAATACCTGATTACCAAAATCCATTTAACTGATTCCTATACTGATTCCTGTTCTTATTCTTATAGAACCGGTCTTCAGTAGATTGTACAGAAAAAAATATGTTCGATAAACAGGAACAGTCCTCAGTATGCTTCGATACCTGTTCTAAAGTACATCAGCGGCATGAGAAGCAATGTCAGATCTCTGGCCCTTCTCCAGAGTAACGTGTCCAGCCAGATGGGAGTTCTTCATTTTTTCAATCACCACAGTTAGACCGTTCGACTGAGAATTGATGTACGGAGTATCAATCTGATCGGTGTCACCAAGCAGGATGACCTTGGATGATTTTCCAATTCTAGTAATGATGGTCTTCAGTTCATGAACTGTTGCGTTCTGCGCTTCATCAACAATGACGATGGAATCGTTGAAAGTTCTACCTCTGATGTACGACAACGGTGCAACCTCAATGGTGCCCTTGTGAATCATGGAGTCAAAGTAAGACCGGTCCTTGTCCTTGAAGGCATGCCTGAAGTTGTCAGTAATTGGTGCTAGCCATGGATTCATTTTTTCCATCATGTCTCCCGGAAGGAAGCCCAGATCTTTACCAACAGGCTGAATCGATCGAGTGATGACGATCTGCTTGTATTCGCCTGTGAATATCTGTGCCATGGCACAAACCAATGTCAGGAAGGTCTTGCCACTTCCTGCAATTCCGTTTATGCTAACCAGCGGAATCGTAGGATCAAGAAGCATGTTGACAGCAAACTCCTGCTCCTTGTTTCTAGCTTTGACGTTCCCCATTCCGTTGTGGTCGGTCTCCAAACGATGCAGCTTATTTCCCTTAACGATGAGCAGGGCACTGCCGCCTTCAGGAGACTTTGCAACGATTCCCTGGTTCTCAAACACATCAGGCTCCCAGAAATCGACGCTTCCTCTGTCGTAAACTTCGTCGATCTCTTCTTTCGTTAGCTCAACGTGCTCGACGCCTGTATACATCTCGCCCTTTCGAACGTCGATGTGGTCGGCAAGATAGTCCTCAGCAGGCATTCCTAGGCTGTCTGCCTTCACCCTGAGGTTGATGTCCTTTGTGACTATCTTGACAACTGAGTCCTTATTGGCCGCCTGAACGTTGAGAGCGCATGCCAGGATCATGTTGTCCCCGCGGTCTCGTTTCCAACTCGATGGATACTCATCCGGAAGTGTCTCTGAGAGGTCCACACGGACTATCTGGTCAACTTCAAAATTTGGAAGGTTAGAAACATTGATTCCTTTTTCAAGGTTCCCATACGCCCTCAGGTCATCCAAGAGCCTGTTTACGTATCTTGCACTCGTCCCTAGCAGTGATTGCTTGTCCTTGAATCGGTCAAGCTCATCGAGAACCATGACCGGAATGACAACCGTGTTTCCCTCGAAGGAATGAATTGACTTCATGTCGTAAAGAAGGACACTGGTGTCGACGATAAAAATCTTGCGTGAGCTCAAAAACACCTCAAATGTAAATCGTAGCACTTTGCTTGTACGATTCAACTATAAGTAGCTTTTTGGCTATTGAAAGGAAGAAACTTGAATAAAGAGATTTGTTACGAAAGGCACACGAGAACAGGAGAGTCTTGCGCTAAGACAACATGCAGATACAACTTCAACAACGAAGCGTGTCAGAACTGCGTACTGATTGCATCAACAAAAAGGCATACCCTCCAAGAAATCGGCGACGTGTACGGTGTCACTCGAATGAGGATATGCCAGATTGAAAAGAAGGCAACTGAAAAGCTGGGTGAGTCGAATGCTGCTATCTTAACTCGATAGCATCACTCACATCCTTCGTGTTCTGCGATATCTGCTAAATCGCCTAGGCTCAGGTGGATTGTAGTTCCCGCTCTCAGCATCGTCATATCCTCGTCGGTATGACGGATTTGCAGCGAATTCTGGGGGAATGTCTGCTCCGGACATTCCGTCCTTGTATCCTTCTTCGTAATCGGGCAGGCTACCTTCACCTGTCGCGCGGTCGAAGGAGCTTGCCTCGGTCTTCATCCGTCGCTTTCCGCTATGCCGACCGATCGTGCCATCGACATACCCGCGTCGATACTCTGCATTTGCATGCTTCTTCTCTTGCTCACCGCGAGTAGCCATTGCCGAAGGGCGTACATCTACACCGGCCATGCCATCATCATACCCGGCTTCGTAATTCGAGCGGCCCTCTGCCATGACTTTAGCTGCCTCAACGATGATTTTGTCAAGCTGACTTTTCTTAATCTTCATCCTACCTTTTCCTTCGAAAAGTGTGGCATCTGCGTTGTACGGTCTTTTCGATAAGATCTTTCTTACGATTGCATTTTGCTTAGCAGACAATCCTCGACCTGCCTTAAGCTGTTTTAAGACAGAGTTGAGAAAGTTGTTTGGCTTAACGGCAATTGCATCTTCAACTGCCTTGATCTTTGCAGCGTTTGCACCGGAACCAACATAGGTTGTCTTCCTAGTGCGTCGTGGACGCGTGCTATAACCCGATCTTCTCTGGAAATTACGAACTGCCTGCTCGTACTCTTCACGACTAATCAAGCCGGCTCTGTAATCTCTGTAGAAATCGTACTCCTCTTCCTTTAGGAGCTTAGACTCTTCGGAGATGATCTTTCGCAATTGTCTTTTGGTAACTTTCATTTTCCCCACCATGTACTTCGATAAGTATTAGGGAAAAAAAGAATGGACCCGGCGGGAGTCGAACCCGCGTCCAAAGCAGCATTCAATTCAAGTCATCCACAGGCTTGGCTAGTTTTTCTCGTAAACCAGCAAAACATATTTGGTTTCACTGCAACCAAAAAGCAGGTTCTTGTTTGATTTTTGCAACTTGTCTGTTGTGTTGACCAGATTGGATAGAAGGCTCTGGTCAGCCTCCCGATCAAGCAGCTAGTGCGAGTTCGTAGTTGTTGTTGTTGGCAACTAAATTGGGTTTGATTTTTTGAGTCATCACGACTGCCTGCACTATCCTCTTCAACTACCCTGTCGAAACCAGGGCGAGCCCAAATAATACTAAGCTTGTTTGCGAGCCTTTTCAACGGAAAGCGTAAGCTTCACAAGCTCTGCTGCTTCCTTCTTCAGGAGGCGAAGTCCTCTGCGTGCCCTGACTCCTGCCGATGCATTTCCGCTTGCGTTCTTTGCAACATCGTTCTCAAGGCTCTCAACAAGGAGCTTGAACTCGCTCCACTTTTCGTAAATCATTTCTGATGACATATCAATTTCTCCTACAAGATCAAGTCTTTTTGCTGATCTTCGTCTGGTAAGTATTTCTTTGCGGCGTCTGAAATTTCTATCATTGCGTCGCGATTCTCCAACTCAAGAGACAAGAGGTTGATAATCTGAAGAGTCATGAACTCGTTGATACCAAAATCTCTAATCTCTCTAACAATTTCACGGCACTCTCTGAGATGCTTTGCCGTGCGTTTTGACATAGCTTGTTCGCTCAATTTATCAGCTCCACAGATGCAAAAGGTTCTACCCTAGGCCTTCCATCTTTCGAAAACTTTAGGATCTTCCCGACCCTAGTTCCTTCTTCGATGTCCGAAGTTAGTATGACCGTTTCGTCCCAAATTTCGTTGTTTAAAATCCACTCTAGCTTTTCATAGTCTGCGTAGCTGGTTCTGTTGGATTCCAAAAGCTGGACTAAGTTTTCCGGAATGGAAAACTTGATATCGTCTAAAGTTCTTACGGCTACCGACTCGTCCTTTCCTGAAAGAATCTCGCTCTTACAGAGATCCACAACCTTGTGAACAACCCCGCAGTTGGGACATTGGACGAACTTGTTTTCAACTTCGTCTTCGTCACTCAAAACAGAAAACACGGAAAAACCAAAGTAGATTGGTTTCTTCTTGTTCTTAAACTGTGGAGTAATGCAGTGGCACTCTATGTAGTGCTTGATTCCTTGCATCTCAAGTCAGAAGCGATCTAAAAGCGTTGTGCGAAGAGTTAATGCTGTTTTCAACGCTTGTCTCGAGTGCCGTCTTCAAGCGACGCCAGCCCTCAGATGTTAGCTCAATTCCTTCCTTCTTTGTTGCGGCTGCGAGAGTATCGGAAAGCTCTGCCTTTGTCTTGTTCTTAAGGTATGCTAGCGCTGTAGCAAACTCAGTGTTCTTGCTCATAAAAACCTCCAGGTTCATTTTAACAACTCAGTCGTAATGTAAACTAATCGGCCAGCAATACGACACTGGAGTTTAGCAGCTTGCTTCTCGTGTCATGCGCCGATCGTAATGCATAAATAAGGCTAGCAGTTGGTAGAATCTTAATCCCTCTCTCGATTAGCGGTGAAAAAAGCTCTCCAAAGCCCTCCAGATCAACGCAACCACATTCCTTGAATTCACCGTGAATCTTAGTTAGCGTCTTGAGCCTATCACAGATAATTTCTTCTTGACCGATACCAAATTTAGAAACATAGATGTGGCTAGACTCTGCTGATGCGCACGCTTTTCGAAGATTCATCACCTCAGCACCAATACCTGTCGAACCAAATTCGTCCTCAAGTTGGCTCGACTCGTCGGTAATTTTCTCGACCAGCTCAGACTTTCTGTCAGAATTCAGGGAGACAAACTCAAAACACTCGTCGGTTATCTTTACGTTTTTGATTTTCCCCAAGCAGCTTTCATCCTTCGATGCCAGAACATCTCCGGTAAGTGTTGAAACAGTTTCACACTCTGCAAGAAACGAAATGTCATGAAGAATGTTTGCGTACTCGGAAGAAGGAACCTGGATCGGGTAGACGTTCAAACGACCTTCTTGGTAGTTCTTCACAAGGGTCGATAGAACCTCGACGGAAAAACCTCTACAGAGAATCACCAAATTTTCTTTCGTCTCGTTGTATCGATACAGAAACTGATGAATTTCTCCTACCGTCATGATGACACCATCGACAGCTAAGACATCACACCCGTATGCTTCAATCTTTCTCTTAGCCGCTCTGAGGAACTCCTGAGGCAATCCCAGGGGGTACCTGTGATTTCTCCTATGTACGATTCCATCCAATTTTGCTGGAGTGGGCTGTATGGTCAAACGAGCGCTGGTTCCTGCGTTGTCGATGATTTGTGAAAACAGGGATGCAGTCCTTTCATCCCTAACCAGCGATCTGTAAAAAGCCTCAACTTCCTGAGACCGGACTCTTCTCGAGGCTAGCATGATGTCTCGAGCGTTGTAATCAAACTCTGAACCTACGAAGAACAGTGACAACCAAGCACAAAGAGAGTGGTTTCCCGATGTGTTTGATTCGACCAAGTGCAAAACGGAGTTCCGCACAAAGGTTTCCGGAATGAAGTCAGAATACGATAACCATGATGCTCTCGTAATGTCAAGCGCTTCTAGGGAAGTCCCCGACCTTGCTGATCCAACGAACTTACCATCCAAAAGACGAATTGCAGAAGATGAGCAATAAGAAAGAGATTTGGATATGTTGCTCTGCAAGGACTCAGTTTCAGAAACCTTGCAAAACTTTCGAGCCGCCCTAGTCCCTGCTGTAGTCATCGTGCAACCTAACAACATCGTCTAGTTCTGGCGTGCTCACCTCGAGGAGAACAACGGGACCCATATTCTCTGCCGCCTCAAACCTATGGATCACGCCTGGCTTGATTCTGTAGCTGGTCCCTTCCGGCATGAACGTTTCGATCCCAACTTCGTTGAGAACCAGGCGAAGATTGCCAGAAAGAACATAGATTGTTTCATCCTTTACGTTGTGGTACTGAAGGGACAATCTTTGCCCGGGGTTAATGTGCAGAATCTTTCCCACGTACTTGTCGGTCTTTGCCCAGATCTTCTCAAAGCCCCATGGCTTGTGAACAATCTCTGGAATTGCAATCTTGTCTCCGCCAACGCCCTTACTTCCGTTCATCGCAAATCCCTCTTCATTGCATTATCAACGAGCTCAGATGAGCTTTGAACCTTTTCACCACCAACTCGAAAGATAACTTCCGTTCCAACGTCTTTGCAAACTTCGAATTCAGGAACATTCGCAGAACTGTCTCTGTCACCGCCCTTTGTGAAGAACTTCGGCTTGATAACCGCGATAGGGTGACAAACTGTCATGTCTACCGGATCTTCGTAAAGCAAAACGTGGTCAACTCCCTTGATGGCAGAGACAATTTTGCATCGAGATTCTGCATTCATGAACGCATATCCCTTTTTGTTGTTTAGAAAGCCATCACCGTTCACTACGACTACCAAGACACCTTTATCTGCAATCTCTGCCGATGCTTGAATGCACTCAAGGTGACCAACGTGAAGAGGATCAAACCCGCCGCTTGTCATGACAATCCGATTGTAATTCTTGCGGCCAGGAGTTCCGTACCTTGTTCCCATATTTCTGCGCAAGAGAGCTATATGATCACGAAGATCTTCTGCGCTTTCCCAAATTCTTGCATTCATTTCAACGAATCCTTAAAGCTTTGCGGGAAAATCCCCGAGTTGTTTGAGTAAAAGCGATCCCAATCTGCATCTAGAATGTAGGTAACCGCATGATCCTTTTCGTTTCGAATTGATCGACCAACAGATTGAACAATCTTCTTTGCGGTCTGAAGAGGATACCACCACTTCCATTTATACATCCGCTTTTTGACTAGTTTATCGCCGAGGTACGGATACGGGATCTTGCAGATGATCTGGAAGCGGCTGGCGTCGTCCTTGAGATCAACACCTTCGGTCATCGAGGGCGATATCAGAACGGTTGGCTTGGACCCGCTGATGTGCTTAGAAAGCACTTCATCTCGATTGCTGGAGTCGTGGATCAAAAGCCTGCGAGACCTGATGTTCTTCTTGAGATAGTTCGCAATCTTGAACGTGTGAGCGTGAATGATCCCCTTCTCACCCTTGTGCTGCTCCAAGATCGATCGAACAGCTTCGGCTAGCTTTGGCAAAGTTGAATCGATGTTGGAAGCATTCATTCTGCCAATGGGGAAGAACATGATCGGTCGGTTCTCTGCTGGGAACGGAGAAGCAATGCTGATGAACTCCACATCGTCCTCTGGGATGCCCAAGCTTTTGCAGAATGCATCACCATCAAGAATTGTTGCCGACATCATGATGACCTTTCTGCCCATCCTATACAGCAACTCGTCGGCGAAAGGTGACACATCAATAGGCTTGAACTCCAACTTTCTGGAAGACTTATAGCCCGGGGCAATGTCGTTAAAGACCCAGTTGTCCGCAGAGTAAACCTTGAGAAACCTTCGAATCTTGCAAAGGTGCTTGTCTACAATTTCAACCTGACGTGCAATCTTTTCGAATTCAGCCAGCTTTTCCTTTCCACCAAGAAGCTTCTCAATCTTGGCCTCGAGAATAACGAAGTACTCACTAAGCTTAGGAACGTACACATCCCGAATCCAACGATGAGCTTGGTTCTGAGTGCTCACAGCGGGAATCTTCATCTTGAGGATTCTTTCGACGAAGGCTCCGGAAATGCTAACTTCGATGAATTTCGAAAGCTCGCTTTCGATGTTGTGAGCTTCATCAACAACCAGGACGTCGCGAGGCTCGAGCTTCCCAGCATACTGGGTTTCCGCAAGAAAGTAAGAGAAGTTGGTGATTCCGTGCCTTCCATCGATAAAGCTCTGCTTCGCCTGCTTGTAAACGCAGTTTCTGATGCAGTGGTGAAAGAAGTCTGAGTTCTTCTTTGCAACCTTCAGAGCCCTCAAACCCTCACCGCAACTGATGTTTCCTTGAAAGCTGCATGTGTAGTTTGAAGAACTCTTGAGATCCTTCATGCAATGACTCGTGTTTCCAAAGTCATCAACGTACTGCTGCTGTAGGATTTTCTGTGTGGTCAGATAGTAAGCGCCTGACTTGAACTCTTCTTTGGAACCCAAGTGCTTTGAAATGTAAGACGCGATCGTCAAACCGATCGCGCTTTTGCCAACACCTGTGCCGGCCTCCAAAACAAAGAACCTCTTATCGCTGTTGAGCAGTGTTTCAATGCCGGCAGAAATTGCGTCATTCTGCTGTTCCCGAGGTTCAGGAAACGGAAAGTCATGAGAAAAATTCACTTTTCCCCCTTTCGCGGACGACCGCGACCTCTCTTCTTGATTCTCTTTTTGGAAACTTCTGAAATCTTCTTAGACCTAAAGCCTCCGCTGTGGCAGTAGACTGTTGCAATGTTTCCGTAAATCGGGTGTTCGATTAACCTCATTACGTTTCCACGATACACAGCTTCGTCGATCGGTTCCTTCCAAAAAACGATATCGTTTAGCTTGAGTCCGCCAAGCTCCTCTCGGTAAAAGTACTTGAACGGGGAATTGCTCTCGGCAGCAAAGCGTCTTTTCTTCATCATAGATCCATTGCTCGTGTTTTCTGATTGGCTTTAGTTGTTTTTTTCGTCTCTTGGATTGTTCTCACAGTTTATCAAGAATTGCTTGGTATCGTTCCAATTATTCACCGGTATTGCAATGTCCATTGGACGACACTTCAAATGATACTCGCCCATGGCCTTGAAGAATGGATAGTCATTACCGCCGGGCATGAGTCTGTCACCACAGAATATGATGCTATGGTCGGGATTTTCTCCCTTTACTCTATGGTACGACTGAGACTTGTCCATTCCCTGAGGGTAAATGTCAATGCTGATCTGTCCACCAATGACACAATCAAGCGATGGGAACATGTGCAAGATTCTCTGCCTTAGAATTTTTCGCTCTCCGTATTCAGCATCCCACGCTTCGTAGTCTTCTCGCTGTTGTTGAGTACAGTTTCTGCCGACCGTGCTGTAGTTCAGCATTCCATCGCGGTGCTCGATATGCCGTCCAGTTTTCACCGGGTAGTGAGAGTAACGGTTCCAATCCTTCAGCAAATCGATCAGTGCTTCGGGCGGATCGAAAACATTCTCATAGACAATTTCATCTCCGATCGTCAATGCATTTCCAGAGCAAGTGTAGATGCCTTCCGTTAGGTTCCGAATCTTTTCTGGGACTTGCTCGCAAACCTTTTTCATGTCGCTTCCGGTAACGAGAATGACCCGATTCCTCTTGCAGAAACCTTCGAACATTTCTGCCATCTCTTGGGTCATGGGAAGCCTGGACGGTGTCAGAGTTCCGTCGATGTCAAACATGAAGATTCGCTTCATCATTCAACCTCCGGAACAGTGAACTTATCTAGCAAGAACTGTTTAGCATCCCGAGCCTCAGCACCATGGTTTGCCCACGTGATTACTTCATCAAGAATGTTGGTGTGATCTGCGATAGCCGTCGGACTCATGAGCAAAAGCTGCAGTGTTGCTGTCGCCTTTGCTTCACGGGCACCTAGGTCCTTGATGACTGCAGAAAGCATGTTTCTGGAAATATCTTCTTTCATGTTACCTCTTTTGGCCAACTTCATTATACATCGAAACGCTTAAATGGTCATTCAAACGTTATTTATGTTTGGGGGTTAAATGAGAAATCTTGTTCTTGCTTCGTTTCTTTTTGCGGCATCTTGCTTTTCGCAGGCTGGTGATTACCAAAGCCCAACGAGCAAAGAGCAAGTTGCTTTCAACATGAGCAAAGCTTCTCAATCATTTGTACTGATACAGACGAAGGTTTTTGTTTCGACCTCTCAGTGCGATGAAGACGGTACAAACTGCGAATCGTATGATAGTCCTTCAATACCATCGACGGGATCAGGTACAACGGTTAAGATTTCCGGTCAAAAGTACGTTCTAACCGCTGCCCATGTGTGCTCGCCTTCAAACTTCGATGTAACGTTCGGCATGATGAGAAGCCTAGGAATTCTCGAAGAAACAATTTCCGGAATCGGATTTTATGGAAACAAGACCGACTTTGAAATTGCAGCAATGGACGTTGATAGCGATCTTTGCATCCTGAAGCCCTTGACTAGATGGGTTAGTCCTCACGCAAACATTGCAAAGTCTTCACCGAAGCAGGGAAGCAAAGTGTATGCCGTTGCGGCTCCTTTTGGAATATTCGAACCAGGCCTAGTTCTTGGCTTCGATGGCTACGTTTCCGGCATCGATGCAGACGGAGACATACTGACAACGATACCGACAAGGCCAGGATCCTCTGGGTCAGCTATTCTCGATCGTAAAGGAAACGTTTGCGGTATTACACACAGCGCGATATCTCAGTTTGAGTCTCTTGGAATTGGAACACCAATAGAAAAAGTGCACAGCCTCATAGAAGCCATGCACTTAATCAACGACAGAAAATCAACCGATTGAAACTTGAATCGGCTTAACCTCTGCACGCTGGGGTACCTTTACGCGAAGCAGTCCGTTCTCGAAGCTTGCATCGATGGAAGCAAGGTCTAGATCGTTGTCGTAGTTCACGTATGTCTTCGTAAAGCTGCGTCGAGCAATCCTGCGAGAACCGTGCTCCTGCGAATCTGCAGACTGTGCAGAGACTGTGATACTCTTCTTGTCTGGCTGAACGGTAATTGAAAGCTCATCCTTGGTAAACCCAGCAAGGGCAAACTCTAGAACGGTGTTGCTTTCATCGTCGCTATAAATGTCTGCAACAGGATACCCTCGGGTAGACTGCTCAACATGTGTAGGCCAGTTATCAAAAACCGTTTCGAATACATTGTCAAAAACGTTACGACCCATTAGGGAAGGACGGTATCCGTACGTTGCAAGTGCGTTTGTCATGTTCATTCTCCTTTTCAGCGAGTTTATGTCGGCAACCCTGTTTAGCAATCACCGACAAATGAACATAATGCGACTAGTCTAGTTGTTCAATTTATTTTTTGGCCGAAACGAGCGATCTTAGTTTCTTTGCTTCTCTTTCGACCCTTCTTGCCTGGGCTAGTATGAACGGATCTTCCGATCGCCTAAAACCCTTGAGCGCTGAATCAATCTCTCTGAGTTTGCTCATGAAAAAAGTGAATTGTCTTGTCATTCGTAAGCCTTACTTTGTCAACTTTTGTGGCCACAATCTGAAGCCTTTTGATTTCTGGCGGCTTTTCAACGTTGATCAGAATCTGCTTTTCAACAATCGATGATTCGATTATCGAATCACCGGATGATTCGATTAGCTGAACCGGGTTGAAGCATCCAACTAGCAATAAAAATACAAACATCTATCTCTCACTCGCAGGGACTAAGTAGAAGCTTCGGTCAAGATTTTGCTCACAAAATCTCTAAGTACTTGCTCGTTCTTTTCCCTATTTTTAAGCCACCTTTGAATTTTTCTAATCTGCCTCTTGGCCTTCTTCATGCTTGTGTGACAAGCCTTTCTGTCTTTGCCGTAATAGTCTCGAAACGACATTACGTACTTGCCTTTCTTTCCTGACCTCTTCTGTCGGCAAGCTGACTTCGAGATCTTATATCTTCCTCTTCCGGGACGATATGTTCGGGCCATCAGTCTGTTGGCTGAAAGGTGTAGGGCACTTCGTCTTGCTCGAAGGCGTCATGAGCCTCTCTTCCGGCCCTGTATCCTCTCATGTATTCTTGCATGTTTTCCATTTCTGGATTTTTTCCGGCGTGGCCGTCTTCGAGTCCCATTGCATACAGGGACTGCGTTTCTTCAAGGAGCACAGAACGAACAAAGGTTCTGATTGCCTCCTCGATGGCTGGAGAATCACCTAGCCTACGAGGACCGCCCTCGATTGCAGCTCTTTGATCAGCAGCATTCTTTTTCGATGTGTGACATCCGGCTTTAACAAAGCCTTGGCTGTCTTTCTTTTTCTTCGTGCGTTTCTTCGGCTTGTACTTTAGAATGTACTTACCTTTCTTGCCGTCAGATCGAGTGCAGTCTTGTTTTACGGTTTTGTATGGCATGTGGGTAAGTATACGAAAAAGGGCGCCAAAAGGCGCCCTTTGAATCATTTTTTGATTCAAGTTACTCTGAAGTAACGTTGGTAAACTTGCCGTAGGCCCACTTCATGCCTTCCCAAACGAAAGGACCAGCAACGATCCCTACGACAACTCCCCATGCAAATCCACTTGCAACCATTTTTTCTCCTTAAGCGCTCGTAGCGCCGGTGTCAGTTGAACCGGTATCAGCGGCCCCAGTGTCTCCACTTCCAGTGTCGACAGGTGTAGTTGGAGTGGAGTCAGAATCATCTGTCTCCGTGGTTTCCGTGGTCTCGGTAGTCTCGACCGCGGTATCACCAGTCTCCTTCTCATCGTCGTTGCCACATGCAACAACCATCATCATCGCGAAAATAAACGCGGTTCGCATCAAAAAGGTCATTTGTTACTCCTTGTAGTAGTTAGTGAAACCCATGAATGTTGGAGCCCAAAGCCCAACGAAAAGGGCAAGGCGCTCAGTGTGTGCAGGATCTGCATCTCCAGAATTCCAGATTACAATTGATCCCGCAATTGATAGAATCGTTCCAATAAGAAAAGCGTTCGATACTGTATTGCTCTTATTTAGAATGTTCATTTATTTCTTCCTTTAGACCTTATCGGTCAACCGTCAAATAGCCGTTAGGAGTCTGAACGGATGCCTTCCACCCAATAAGCGGATAGGGGTCGTTCTTTAGATCAGCAAGAGGAATGTCAAACTCTGCCGAAAGATTGGTATATCCTCGCTTGTGATCGTACTTCTCAGTAGAGTGGTCAATCCAGCCATAATTCCAGTGG